TGAACATAATCATATAAATAAGTTAAAGCATACCTGTCTGCTGGATCGAATGTTTGATTATCCATTGCATTATCCCAGGCATTATGCTCATCATTCTCTGTAGCACCATCATCATACTTATGTCTTGGTTCATAAACAAATAAACCCACATCTGCATCGGCTGACAAGTCATCTCCACCATCGTGAGCCATGCTCATTTTTACAATAGTAGGTGCGGGGATTGCAGCATCTTTTAAAAACCAGTCATCAATAGTCTGGCGATACTGTGGATAATGATATTTGGGTATTTGATCTTCAGCAGCAAGACCTGTACTCTGTCCTAAAACATTACGCTTTATATGACCATACCATTGACTGTTATTGGCAAAAGAACCGTCAGAGATTCTCAATGCCTGATTGTGAATCAAAAAATCAAAAACAGGTGTACCTGATGAAAAATCCGATGAAATGGAACTCCAACTTCCTCCAGTACCAGTAGACACATCTTGTCTTTTAACCGTAGAACCATTGCCAGCTACCCACCAGACCGTTGACGTATCCGCATCGGAAGCATCTTTTTCTGTGCGATATGATGCAAATTCTGTAGCTACTTGAGAGCCTGCTTCAGATGCACTCTTAATGGTTTCACCACTGGGTTTTTCTACACGACCAGGCGTTTTATTGACTACAACATCAAATTGTTGGTACTGATTCTCCTGTAAATCAAATTCAGACTGGTTTGAGACTAAACCGCCTGAGAAATCCCTAATACTCAATCTTGGCATTAGAAATCCTTATATGATACTGTTATTGAACTCTCTCCTGCCCGTGACTGACGATCTAAAATAATCTTATCTTTCCACTCATTCCATTCATTTTTAAAATAAGGAATCAAGTTAATATCTCGCAGCCTTTCTACTACCTTCCATGACCCATAATAAATCAAAGCCTCATGGAATCTTACATCAATCATTGGAACATCAGCATCGGCTGATAGTGCAGTTGGTATATGATAATAATAAATCTTTATTTCTTTTGTGGCTGATGGTGTGGGGAATATCCCGATAAAATTCTGTCTTATATAATAACCGTAAGATGTGGTTAAATTAATGTCTCCAATGTCACTACCGATATTTTCTATCTGACTGATACCAATGCGATCCATCCTATTACCGTCATAGTCCACCCTGTAAATGCGAATCATATTGTTCAGGTCAGATGATCCTGTAGTAGTCCCATATTCCACCTTTGACCATGTGCTTATATTTGTAGTATCATCCATCATCTGATACTCGGCAGTACCATCCACTGCATTACGAGTAGCATAACCAGCAAATAGATTGGCTTCATCTGCCAACATATTGTGACCCTTATTAATAAGGTCAGTTAGTATCGCATCGCTAATGGTGGATGTACTGGAGACACCAGTAATATTCCTGATTTCTGTCCGAATGTCCGAGAGTTGCATGAATTATCCTTTAAAAAGGGGCGGGAATGAACCCGCCCCAGTTAACTAACTAATCAGATTACAGATTAGTACGAGCAGTGATGTACTGAATAACAGCGTAATCCTTGCTGTCAAACGTACTCATAGCAGAACCATATATCTGACCTGCTGCAACACCAAGCTGATTACCATAATCAAAGGTTTTTTCAACCCAGCTCATGTTATCAGACTTAGCATAACAAGCAGCACCAGCACCTAAAAAGAGATTTCTGGCTGCTGGTATTGCATCGCCAGCACCAAGATCATCAGCAGTAGTAATCCCTTCATGTTCATGCACGACAACACCGTCATATATGCCTAAAGCACCAGAGAAGATTGGATTATCTTCACCTCGTATTTGAGCATATTTTTGAGCGTTTAACCATTGAGTGTCATTCGCCAGATCATAAGCTGCTTCAGGGTGAAGGATAAGTATAAAATGGTCTTTCCCATTAACCCTGATAGGCTTCATCTTGTAACTTTTAGTAGTTCCAAGCATTGCCATCTTTTTTAGCTTAGATATGTCAGCAGCAGTTGCAAGATCAGCAGCCACTAAATCGGCTTCTGGGTCAGTAGCAGCATACACAGATGCTGAAGCATCAGCTCTGAGATACGCACCTGCACCAGAAGTTTTTGTTAATGCACTAAAAAGCTGTGCATCGTGATCTTCAGCAAATACGCGCTTTAGTTGTGCAAGAGCTTCCTTACGGAAGTTGTAAAGCACCTTACTATCATCGAACTTACCAGCATTGATCACACCGAAGCGTCTTTGTGCTGTGGTTACGGTGACTTCATTAGATGTAAGATTATCCTCATTACTTTCCAATGTACTGTCACCAGTTACTGCTGTTCCAGACAAACCTACCATACCAAAGGTCATATCTTTACCTTTGCCTTCTGGCATAGTTTTAGAACAGATCATTGATCCAAATGTATCCCCCATGAACTTCGAGAAATAAATCTCTTTTCCTACTTCATAAGCAAGTTGTTTCGCCCAACGGGAGACGTTTAAGCCTGAGTCCCAAGCCATAATTAACTCCTATTTAAGTTTAAGGAGAATCCTGCAAAGCCTTTTCACGGACATCTGGGGGTAACTTATTCCAGTCACCCTGCGAAATAGCATCAAAATCAATAGCGGATTTATTCCCACCAGTGGCATTTGAAAGTGTAGTTGGCACTTCATCAGCCTGGGTGAGTTTTTCCGTTACCTGCTTAACACCTTCCGTCTTGGCTTTGGATTTCTCCTGTTCAAGTGTCATAAGCGTGTACGCATCTTCAATTAGTGCGACCCCACGCTCATCTCCGTATTTTGCAATAGCAGTCAAATCTTCATTGGACATATCAGGATGATTTTTAATAAAACTGTCAATCATACCCTGTTGAGCATCCTTCATCTTTCTCTCAGTGATCTCTCTTTCTTGGACTTTTCGCTCACTTGCGAATTTATCTTCTATTTGTTTAGAGATGTGTGGTAAGATGGTTTTCAGATCATAAGGGTCATATTCTGGCAGTTCTGGTTCTACTTCTTTCGGAGTAGTATTCAGCCTGACTTCATCAATAGACTTACGCAGTTCACCAAGTTCGTTGGTCTGCCGTCCATTAAGTTCCTGTAGATTCTTGTAAGACTTATCCGTATTAGACGCATATTCTACCAGTTCGTCAATAGAGTTAAACTCTTGTTCACCAACTTTATAGCTTTGTGTTTCTTCAACAGGTGTCTCTTCTGCTTGTTGCTCACTTACATCAGACTCAGGGGTAACTGTATCAGCAGTGCCGTCCAGTTCCTTAGCTTCGTCAATGTAACTTGTTTGTTCTTCCATTGTACCTTATCCTTTATTTAGGGGGTTAGCTATTCAACTCACGATTTGCCCGCTTGCCCATTATTTCGTAAGGGCTGCATTTGCTGCGCTTGCATTTGTGCGGATCGTTCTTGTTCAAATTTTTCAAGTATCTCTCTTCCAGCATCCATGTCGGATAGCTCTACATAAAGCGGGAAAAGACTTGCAAATCCATTCCTGACAAGTTCACCCACCTGCTGCGCCTTAGCAGCTTTCATTGTTGGTGAGTTTTCGCCCTTATCAAGAACAATATCAAATTCAAATTTTTCAAAGTTGGTTAAGAAACGCTGTATCGTTTCATTAATAACCATTGCTTCTTCTGGTGACTCAGCCTTTTCTGTCTCAGCACCAATAATTCTTTTAATCTTATCTGGCGTATAAAACTGCTGCATATTCTGGATCGCCTGTGTCAGTACCGCAGATTTTGTCATATCAAGGTTTTCCATCTGTTCCTGTAAGGTCATCATACCTTGTCTGATCCTTGTCTGAGCTGCAATACCACTCTCTTTAGTTGATGTAGCAACACCCATCATAGGATCAGTAGCACCACTAATCTCCTTCGCATCAATTTCTGCCTTAGTTTCCATTGCAGAAATACTGCTCACTAAAGATAAGTGTGAATTATTCCACTGCTGCATAAAATCAGATATTCTACCCTTAAATCCAGGGATGTTAACCCATCGTCCTGTGGTAGATGCTTCATTCATTTCTTCCTGAGAAACTTTGTTCCCAGCAAAAACTCCACCACCACGCGGAGAACGATTAATAATATCAAGCATCTGACTTCTGCGCTTATCCTTTTCTCTCTGCGGGTCTTTCATGTTTTCCACTAAGCCAAATGTTTCCACTGTGTCACCCATATCTTCAAAGTGATAGAAATAAGGAACTAAGGGGAATTGATTGTGCATATAAGGGTTTGGCTTCTTCTCCTGCAAAATGTGCATACCTGCGGTAATAGTGAGACAGGTCTTTGGTGCTACCCTACTGATAACACCGAAGTCAGTCTGGGGTTGACCTTCAATACCAGCTTCGATTGCTTTTAATTCCACAATCTGCCTTCCAGCAGCACTCTTAGACTTAAATCCGTTAGGCGATATGC